ATCATCTTGCGGCGAGCCCATTATACCAGCTAAATTCACGTTTGTCCCACCCCGAGCTGCTTTATTATAGACGGGCTGCATAGGGGTTGGCTTAGGTTCGCTAGCTGCCGCCAACTGCATGAGGCCGGCCAAACTTGACGCCATACCGTAGCCAGCTTGCGCTGGTGTTTTTGCGGCAGCTGCCGCTGCCGCAGGGACCTCCACCGGAGTAACAACTTCCCGCCCAGCAATTGTGTTGGCTATCGTTCCCAACCCATTCCGCGCAAGATAGTTCAATCCGGACCCAATTGACTCAAGAGCGCCGGGAGTTGCGGCTGGAGCGGCTGCGGAAGGTGGCGTAGGCGCGGATGCAGTCGAAGCGGACTTTGGGACAACAGCCGGTGTGTCCGCACTCAAACCAATAGAGCGGGCAAACTTAGCGCCCTTATTCGTAATAGCATTAATCCCGCCTTGATCTCTAACAGCATACCATGGGGATATGCCGCTGGTGGCCATCCGATCAATTGAAAAATCAACTTGTTTCTGCCAATTCGACGCGGAAGGTCTTTCACCATATTTTTTAAGAAAATCATATGCCATTCCGCCCCTTGCAATATTATTAGGGTTGGAGGAGCCGGAGTAAAGCTGAAAAGGGCCGAAAGAGTAACCCTTAGCATCGGGATTACCAAATGTTGACGAGCCAATAGTACGCGGGTTTAACCCCTCATACCTAGCAATTCCTAATGCAAGGTTTGGATTTACCCCGCGAGCCAAAGCGCGCCTGTAAATGTAATTTGATATTTCTTGTATAGAAGCCATCACACAACCACCTTCTGCTGGTCAACAGCATCATTAATGATGTTGATGCGGCGCATCACCTCTTCGCGCTGCTCATGCGGCAGGTTGTGGATACGCTCACGGTTGTCATCAAGGTACGCCGTGCAGTCCCAGCAATCGCGCCCCGTCTTCTCTCCCATCTTGTAGCCGGGAGCCAGCTCAGCACCTACGGACTTTAGGTACTCAAAAACCTCATATTCGGACCAATCTTGGATTGGAAAGATATGCTCTACTCCATCAATCACCACACCACTGTTGGTAGTTGATTTGCGCCGGTCGTTTCCGCGCTGGCCCTTAATTACCTTTGTGACCCCCAACTGTTTGACACCCTCGTGCAGGGGAACCCATATATTAGCGGCACAGCACTCAAGATGAGAGCGCATCAGCGGGCCTTCGTTTCCGGTAATCAACTTACCCAAAAACGTATTCTCTACAGGGACAACATCCACAGGCCAGCCATACATCTCTATGTTTTTGGGCTGGTCAGAGCGCAGATGCACAAAGTGCGGCAACCGCTCTTTCCACCCCATCATGTAGTCCATCATCTCGGGGTAGCACGCACCAGTGTCCATCCACACGACATAGATGTCATCCCATCTGTACCTGTTAAGATACAGACAGGCCAAGCTGTCCTTTCCGCCACTGAATTGCAGAGCGGTATCCATTATAGCGACGCTATAGAGGCTAGAAGACTAGCCGTGGTAGCGGCCATGCCCAAGCCGCTCGCTAGACCGCTGCCGCCGCTGCCGCTCGTCGTCTGCGTCTGCGTGCCGCCATACGGAGTAGCGCCGAGAGCCTGCAACGGAATCTGCAACTGCTGGAGCGGGAACTGCTGGGCCTCTGTGTAGGCTTGCTTGGCAGCGTCAATTTCTGCCTGCTGCTGGGCTTGGATCATAGCGTTGGCGCTGATAGCGCCGCCAGCGCCCTGCAAGAACGCCTCCTGCCCAGCGCCAGCCAATGCACCAAGCGTCTGCGCGCCGGTTGTACGGATGCCAGCGCCTTGCAGACCAGCCGCTTGATTGGACTGCTGTGCCTGCAAGAACCTCGCAAGGTCGCTCTGCGCCGCGCCCTGCGCCTGCGCAAAGTTCTGACTGTAGAGGTTCGCCGCCATATCCGCAGCCTGCTTCTGCGCAGCAGACCGCACAACACCTTCTTGGATGCCCTGCCGCGACCCGCCAAAGGCCCGCGCACGAACAGCGTCAGAATAGGCTTGGTTGAGGTTCTGCTGCTTCTGCGTCTCTAGCGTCTGCAAAGACTGGTCAATCACGTTCTGCGTGTATGGGTTCATATACGGAGAAAGGTCAGTCTGAGCGAGCGAGCCGGGGGTAATCTGCTGCGGCTGATATTGGCCGGACCTAGCAGCCTGCGTCTGAGCTAGAGCATAAGCTGGCTGCGCCATAGCGTAGTTGTTTGACAAAGCGCCGATAGCTGATACTTGGCCCGGCGTCATCGTCGCAACGCGCTGGCCCTCATACGGCCCCGGCATCTGCGCAGAGATGTCATAGGCGGCTGCTAGGTTGCGGCGACCGGCCTCCTGCACCCACTCGGGGTACTCCGTCTTGTTGATTTGAGTAGTAGTTCCACCGCCCATAGCTAAGTCCTTTAAGCAACATCAAGCGTGTGGACGACCCACCGCTTCTTCCAACCATCGGTAGCTACTTTTTCCCAGCCCATTCTACCGCACGCTTGTATGAATTTACAGCCATTTTCTCGCGCAAACTGCACGATCCGTGGCTGCATCTCTTTCAGTTCGTCCATATTGCCAGCCGCCAAGAAGATGCTGAGGTAGCGCTTCTGCGGGGCCGACAGTATTTCGGTGACGCATACGCTTTCACCGTTCTCGAACATCTGTAGCCGCCCTTCCGTTAGCAGCTTAACCATATCATCAAAGGTGTGGGTATCGCCACCCTTTTTTAAGGCCTTCTTAATCTTGCGTACAATCTTGTCCTTGCTCATCAGACAGTCGGGGCTCCAGTTTGTCCAAGAGGAACAGAAGTCGTGACAAGGTTGCCGGAGTTGTCAACAGTCACCTTCCAAACGCTGTTATTCGGGGCTAAGAGCAATATGCTCTGAACGGCTTGATTGCGCGTAACAGTCAGCTCAATCGTCTGCTCCAGCAGCGTGAAGGCATACTGGAATGTGTCGCGCTGGTATTGCTCGGGAGGCGGTGGAAGCGTTACTCTCATCGCCCACCCCCTGCCGTCATCTCAAGGCGCATTTCACCTATAGACCACTCCGCATCTTCCGTTGCTGCTATCTTCACACGGAAATCGCGCCCAGTCACACGCATGTCGGTGTATCCGTTAGAGCGCGGTGTGTAAGGACCGGATGTCGTTTCTGTCCCCTCCGGCGTAAATGCAGAGAAGAACGTCAACTGCGTGCTGTCGTAGCCGTAGCCGCTGTCTGTTATGGCCTGCCTAACATGCGATATGGTGTTCCCGTTCTGAATGTTCAGAGAGCCACTTTCCGCATAGCGAGAGGTGGTGATTGGAGTTCCAGCGTCTGTCCAGCCGCTTTCGTGCTCGTATATGTAATTCTGCGGGCCGGAGGCGAATGGATACTGGAACACACCAGCACCGCAAGCTGCGGTCCTCGTCATCTCCCCGACTGACCACCAGTCCTCAGCGTAGCTATATACGACATATCTGTTGGGGTATTCGCTACCTTGCGATGGATACCAAAACCATGCCTCGGGGAAGATGTTGTTCTCGGAGCCGTGCGTCCACAGCTGGGCTGTCGTGGGGTCCAAGTCCTCAAAGACGTAGGAGCCGACCGTGCAGGGCATTGGCCGCACAGTCCCGCCATCGTACATCCAAAACGACTCGCGACCCATCCAGTAGCAACGCCCAGCGGATGTGGCGAAGGCTCGCGGGGCGACAAGCCCGCAGCCGAAGCCAATCCGCTCGATAGAATAGATATACGGCAAGCCTATGTAGCGCATCAGCCACGCTTCATCTTCCGTGAAGATCAGCGTGCCTTCGCGAACGGGAGCTGCCATGACAATCTTGTTCTGCGTGTCAAGGTCAAGATAGCCAGCAGTATTTGTAGTGCTGGCAAAATCCCAGTCCGTGTAGTCCTCGGAAGAAGACCAAGCCACGCGGCGGTTATTGCCATCAGCACCGATAAGAACGCAGTGGCGCTCGGGAGTTACAACAACACCGCGATTGTTGGTTGGTATGTCAAAAATGGAGACAATACCGCCAGTTCCGGTTGCATCCGGCCCTGCGTCTGAAAAGGTGAATGTCTCTTCAGTAGGCACAGAAACAACGGTCCAAGT